ACGGGGCCGAACGTATCAATAAACGAGCCAGTCGGATGCTCAAGGATTTCTTTATAGTCGCTATCTTCGAAGACCCTCTCGTCAGTGCCTGGAACCATTGTAAATCGAATGGCACAGATGATCATGAAGTTGTTTAGGTTGATATCGTCACCGTCACCCTCGAGGAACTCTTTAAGTTCGTTTCTTTCGCCCATCGATGGCTGTTTGACTTCAACCTCAACTCCATTCCAGGTTACTTTTTCTCTGGCGAATGTCTTCGGTAATCCGATTGTTTTGGCTCTGATTTTATCACGGGGACTCATTTCTTTCGACATTATGGCGTCTCTCTCCAGTTATAGTCAGCAGTTACATCACCATCAACTTGGAACACTAAATTAGCAGCCTCGAGTGAAGATACATCACCCTCATGAGTTTCACTCTCAGGCACAAACCATCCACGAGCGAGTGGATTACCTGCACCACCAGGCTGGACTTCGATTATCAATGGAGTTCTATCATTGATTGCTGTGAAGAATTCTTGTGTTAATTGATCCCACCGATCCACAGACAATGACACGTCTCGGAGACCGAGTACACGGCTTCGGTAGGCATTACCTGAAGTGTTATCATAGGCTGTATCATCTAATACATCACCAGCGTGATTAAGTGTGTAGTTATTTGCACCGGCAATGTCAGACATAGGCATATAATTGCCAGACACAACGACTACTGGTTCAACCTTGGCTGTATTGAATGTTACAATACCGAACAGATAGTCAATACTCGCGATATCACTTGGATGAATATTTGTTGGCGATCCACCTTGATCACCAAAAACGGGGACCACATCACGATCAAGAATGCGGCGGGACGCATCAGTAATCTGGTAAGTGTTGCCACTGAGGTTAGTCATGGGCTCATTGGTGAGCGCCGTCGGTGTCCCGCCCTTCTTAACTGTGGTCAAATAACCTTGTGTGCCCATGAGTCAATTCCCTTACGAGGTGGTACCAGCGGCGACCAAATCACCATCAGCAACAAGTGAAAGTTCAACTTGTTCGAGACCGCCAACATCACCACTTAGATTGAAATTCTCAACAAGGCACTGACCTTCAAAACCATTAGCAAGGGTTCCGTCGGGCAAGTAACGAACGATCAATGGGGTGCGATTGAGCCAAGCATCGCGTAGGCGAATAACCACGCCAGCAATAGCTGTATCGTAATTAAGTGTAGCAGTGACATTCCAGTCACGAAGACCGAGTAGTCTCGAACGCATTCCGGTGGCGCTAACGTTAGCCATATCGGTATCATCGAGAACATCTCCTGCATGATTTAGTGTAGCAGTAGTTGATGGAAGATCTGCAAAGTCATTCGGCGAACCAATGTCACCGATCCTAACTTTCTTTTCATAACCAGCTTGCGACATGCTTCAAGCTCCTGCTTACAATGGTTGCCTGTGAGTTGACTGTGGCGAACCTTGAGGTATGGGTTCTTTGACGATTCTGAAATTCATTACATAAATGGGTCGTTGCTCATCATCATACTTGAGAAACGCGATGTCCGACAACCCCCAAATGCCAATGTAGGTATCTTCATTTATCACCCTCTTGCTTATACCTAACAATTCATCTTTAATTTCGAGTATCTTTGCCATCACTGTTGTCGGATTAAGCTTTTGCCCACGAGCTCGAACTTGAACGGTCGGAAAATCTTGAAGCCATTTAGCGTTTGGTTCAAAACCACCCGTATTGTAAATAGTAACCGCCTCATCTGGTGATGGCGGTTCTTTATCCACAAACAGACTCCAACCACTTGGGTTCTCACCAGCGACACCAACTCCACGAGAAGTTAGTAGATCTACGAGGTCATCGGCTACGGTCATGTAAATAGCCTCTTGTATTCTTTCTCAATAAATGCCTTAACTCGATCCAAGGATCGTTTAGTACCCTCTTCTAAAAATTTCGCTTGACCGACTGGATGACTTGTTTCCATATCTTCGTGGACAATGATCGCGTAGTCTACGATACCATCCTTCGCATTTGCTGTGGGTGTGACTCTGACGTTACCACCAAAACCGACAATTACAGTCACAACATTGTCAGCTTTAGTACCAACAAATACTCGACCACTTTCCCTGAGCGCGTTAGTTTCTTTAGGTGTAAGATCAATAGCTTCCTCAAGAATTATTTCACCAGCCTCTTGCATAATACGGGCTGACTCGCTATTCACCTCTTCGAATTTTCTGGCTATAGTACTGATCACCCGGTTCATGGCCACATCAACGTCGCCAGGTTTGCTGATCAGGAATTTAGCCATTACAGCATTGCGCTCCTTTCAAATTTACGTCCGCTTGGTGATGGTATCTTCATAAAGGCCCGAATTTCTCGAGCATCATCGACCACTGTAGGATCGATATCAATTGAAACACCCAGGTAAAGATAGCCGCGACTAACCAAGTCTTGGTTGACGTACACCACAGACTCTGATCGTTCCTCTTGCCCACCGGGGCCAATGAAAAGTTCATTGATCTTCTCCCACCGTCCCTTGATAGTGACTGGCGCTGAGAAACCTTGGTTGCCATACCTATCGACGGTGCCGGGTGCCCAATATGTAATACTGGACTTCAATGAGCCTTCGGAAATATTGTCACCCATTGACACACCTCGCAACTTGTGGCAGATAACTCCAAAATTCGTCAGCGTAGGCTACATCTTCATAACCGGGAAAATCAGGCGTACCACGAGTAAAGTGGACAACCTTTGGTTCTACATCAGTCGATGAATAACCTTCAAGCCAATTCCATTCCAGAGGAATCTCACCGATGAAGTCTTCAGTTAACCAACTCATGCTGTGAAGCCAACTACCTGTTTCGTGATTGACTTCCTGTAAAGTAAGACCTCTATTACAATTCTTATGGAATATCATAAGTGATGACCAATTTTTCCTGCGATATCGACTTTGAATTTTATCATCCATCTTTATACGTTCAGATGGTACATGATGATGCTTAACACACATGATCGATTTATCGTCCTCGACCAGCGACATTAGCTTTGCTATATCATCACGCCACATGAAGTCACAATCGGTGAACACGAACCAGTCGTCGTCACCGTCGTAGAGTACGGGGCAAAGGAACCGAGTGAAACTAAATTGTGTAGAAAAAGGTCTCCCATCACGTTCGTCCCACATTTGACCATGATCATCAATTCGATATGGCCGAGTGAACAAACCGCTCTGTCTCAGTTCCCATTCTCTTAATGGTTTAATGTCCACATCAATAGACGCGTGCTTTAAGAGGGACTTTACACAGACCTCGAAACCTATTTCTTCTCTCGCATCAAAACCGATGTAGACAGTAACCATTTCACCACCCCATGATATGATCGCCAGCCATAACCCGGTGGAGTTCTTTCATACCGAGATCATGGAGGAATCTAGTAGCCTCGTGTTTGGACCTGCCGTGGAATTTCTCTTCATTACCTTTTTGTTCAATTATGATGATTGGTTTATTTCGAAGCAGTGTTTCTTTCGCACCCTGAACTACAGGTAATTCCCAGCCCTCAACATCGATCTTCATAAAATCGATATCGTCAAATCCAAAGCTGTCGATGGTAACCATTTCTACGCTGTAAGTTCGAGGAGTATCATCTTCCTCAATCTCTTCGTCGCTGATTTTCTTCACATGACAGTTTCCCGTGAAGGCTTCTGGGTATCCCATCTTTGCGTATCCATGTTCAGAGCCAACAGCAACATCATGAAGAGTAAAATTATCGTGATCCACGTTAAAGGGGAAGATAGCGGCGAAGTCTTTAACAGGTTCAAAAGCTTCGACGTGATCGAATTTTTTGACAAGGTGCATACTCCACAGCCCAACATGAGCTCCAATGTCGAGACAGCGCCTCCAGCTCGTAACGTATTGCATTGCGGCTTCAAACTTATGGTATTGATAAGTCCCCCTATCATCTACAATTCGGAAGCCCTTTTTACCGAGCTTACCGGAAATCATTTCAGCCAGGTGGATCTCATCATTCGGTAGCCAAACACCTTCTACCTTTCTTGACTTAGGCGGTGTTTTACGGCTGGACGTTGACTTAGTACGAGATCGAGTTGGCATGTTATATCCTCTGGAGTTATACTATTCATAGCTTTTCGACAACACAGATTATCGATCCTCATTCCACATGGATGAAGACCACGTTCGCATTTACCGACCATATTTATGTGACATTCGTAGCCAGTATTCAATGGAGATATCATTCCGCCGAATATCACGACGCCAGGAACGCCAAATGCTGCAGCAGCATGATGTAAGCCCCCATCAGGACCGACGTAGGCCCGGGCAAAATTCATCACGGCGCACGCGTGGCGAAAATCCCTCGTTTCAATAACCCCAACGCCCTGTAGCAATTTTTGACCGTAACTAAATTGAGCCCATGGCAGATCCGGCGACAAGTGCACGAGTCTTTGAAAGTTATCGAAACCCCATGACTTGTTTTGACTTGCGTAAGCTTTGATATTGGGTTCAATTATGATCTTACCTGAATAACGAACGCCAAACGTAAGCTCACTCTTAGAAAGATATATTTCACCTGGTATAACTTTCCAGTTCGTATACCACCATTTCTCTTTGTTGTATCGCTCGACATATGGTCGTCTGCCGGAATGATTAACCAATGGTTGATATATATGGTCAACACCCGGTCGAGCTATCCTCGGATTATTTTGCCAGATGAAATGCCAGCGAGGTTTACCATCTTTACCGATGACACCAACCTTATGACTATCAAGTTCTTGTAACTGACGAGCTTGGCCAGTCACCATAATTTCATCACCGATACCCACGAAGCATCTCCCACGCTGTGCCTTCTTGTATTTCATCTAGCGTCCATTGATTGGCGGCTAGTGTGGCTGACCAATTAAGTATGTGGTCTAAACTCGGATAGTAAGGGTCTTCAATTTTTATTAGGTCTTCACTGCATAGTTGACTCAGATGACATCTTACGGTG